AGGGAGCTGAATGGTACTTAGCCATATATTTTGTTTAGGTTGGTATTACAGTAATAGCTGGCGCTCCTGCAAAGTCGAAAGTTCCAGAGAATGAAACTTGAGAGTTTCTTTCTGCGGTGATTTCTATTGAGTTTAATTGAGCATCCACAGTAATGATTTTGTCACCTGGATCAGTACCACCAAAAACCAATTCAAATACTTTACCGATGTCCTCCATCAAGTCAAAAGCTGAAAGGTTAGAAGCGCCTGTAGATGCAAAATCAAGATCTCCAGAGAAAGAAAATGAACCAGATTTGTCTCCACCTTCAAGTCTTACTCCATAATCACCCGTGCAATCGTTTCTAACTGTTACGGATTCATTTGAAATAGAAACAGAAGCGGAGGTTTTGCAAACGACTGGAAGATTGTTCCACTCGAATGTAAAGAAGTTGCCTAATTGATATGTTGCCATTGCTTATTCGTTTTAACAAATATACATAAAATTTTAATTATCAAGACACGAAGAAAATATCGAGTGTATAGGATAATATTTTTTGGTAAGCTATTTGACTAGTTCCTTGTTCAATTTGAACTCGAGAAAAGTTTTTGCGAATGTTAATCGCTTGCAAGTCGATTGGTAAGGTTAAATATTGCAAAGTCATTTTTTGCTGAATAACATTAGAAATGTTTTCCGATAATTTCTTTCCTCCAGTTCCTTGTGGGAACTTTGTTACAATGCTTATCTGAAAAGTTACATTTTGCCTTATTGTGCAATCATTGTTAGTTGTTTCAGTTTCATTCTGATCGGTAATTAAAACGTAAGCAGCAGAATTTACATAATTAGCAGGATTAATTGTAGGAGGTAACTCTGTATCATAAACTGGGATAGTAACGCTGCTAAGAGTTAAAGGTGAAATTGCGTTTATTATCGCAACCCGTATATCAGTAGCTATATCTCTCATTTTAAATCTTTGTTAATTTCGTTTTCAATTTCTTGAACTAGGTTAGCTGTATTTCTAAAGAATGCTGGCATCATATATGGTTTGCCAATAATACGACCTTTACCAGTTCTAAAGAATTTGTCAGCTTGTGCCTTAATTTCTGAAGTATATCCAGCGCGTCCAAGAATTTGTTCTGCACTTAGTCCAGTTCCAAATTCCATCCAAGCTTCCCATTGTTCTCCAGTAGATGGAACATCTAATCCAACGTTCCAGAATAATCCATTATTAGAAGCTTTTTTATTAATTTTTTGACCAATAAAATTTAAATTAATTGTTTTATCACCAATTTGATATGAATTTGGAGCGTTTAAAGTAGCCTCAAATTCAATGTCAGTAGCTACTCTTGCTAAAATATCTTTTACTGCATCAATTACAATATCTTCTTGCTTATCTAAGTTCTTTAGAGCTGCATCTAATCCTTTAACAGTTACGCTCATACTCCTACCATTTGAATTATGTATTCTTTGTGCATTCTCTGATCGTCTAGTTGAACACCAATAATTTTGTAATATCGGTTGCGATAATATATCTGGTAATTCTCGCTCGGTATAAAAGAAGCTCTATACTGAATTGCTACAGTATATGTGTTTGGTAATACCATTTCTCCAGATTCATTGTCACTCTTCCCATTAGTTTGCTTTACAGATGCAAACGTAGCCAAAGACGTTCCTGCTGATACAACAGTTCCTCCAGCTCCGTCTGATACTGGGAAATAAGTTACAAACTCAACCTTCTGGTCGTATTTTCCAAAATTTATCATACGAATAAATCTGCTCTATATTTTAACTCAGTAGAAATACTAGCTTTCTGAGCATATTGCTCCTGAACACTAATCATGTTTTGTCTAAAAGCGAAATCCGTAGCAATCCTTTTAAGCATCGCAACGTGCAAATCTTGAGGCAATGGATTGGAGTTATTAAATCCAGCAGTATAGGTGTAATTCTCAACCTCTGTTTCGTCAGTAGTTACATCCGCCACCCAAGGGCCGATTGGATATATTCTTTGACCCGATTTATTATTCGTAATAACAACATCTCTTTGAACATAAAGCATTCCAGAGGCTTTCTCAGATTCATTTCTTGCCGTAGGTATTAATTCGTTTACTAGTAAAGAATCCCAGTCCCCAAAATCGATTTGAAGCCAAGCTTTTGCCTCAGCTAATGTAATCGGTTCTATTGCTACCGAAAATGGATATCTGATATCTAATGGTCTAATTACGCTCATTTCTTTTCAAAGTCTTGTTTATCTACCTTAATCCATACTGCCAGACCTTTATCGACTAAATAAGCGTCGTAGGTCTTGCCTACGCTCAAAATTTCGCCTTTTCGGAACGGCTCGAGATCAACCAATAATTTTATCATAAAGATACTATTTATTTCATTAAATGTTTTTTCTCATTCCATGGTTCAAAGTCAGTCCAAGGTCGGTAAGAATGAAAAACGTAAAGAGAACGGATTAAACCAATCTTTAAGCCAAGCTCTTTAACTCTCATCGAAAACAAAGAATCAAAAGCCAAGCTATTCTCGACAAACTTAATTTTTTTCCATGTCTTGTATTTAAAGGCCATAAAAAACCCAGCAATATACTCGTTAATCTCTTGGATGCCTTCACCTTGGTAAGTTAAAGCTATTTCGTAATGTCTTCTCACATCCAACTCATAGTTAAACTCATTATTGTGCAGTTGATGTTTTGCCCTCAGCCGATTGGTATAACATCCAACCAATCCAAATTTATCGCCATCTAAAGCCAAGGCATCGTAAATGCGCTTTCCCCAGTCTCCAGTTAGATACAATATGTCTCCGTCCTGCATTATTATCCAATCCTCATCGTTTACGTTTAGGCTGTTCAAATATTCGTTATAGGCTTTACCTATATTTTTATTTAAGTCGAACGGATTCGAGTAAAATATCTTTAAAGGTTGATCCATGTACGCTCCTCGTAAAAGTTTAAATTCTTTTCTGAATAAGGATAAGCAAAATGGCACTCGCTTTTATCTGCAATTATAGCTGGGAATCTTTCCGTTAAATATCGATTCATCTCATAGTTACCAATCCTGGCTTTTACTTTCTCTGTATTAAACCAGTAGAAAGAGCCTGAGTAATGGAAATCTTGAGGAACGTAAGGAGGGCAAGGTAAAAGCTTACCACAAATGCCTGAGAATACCTTAGTAGATAAATCTGGAATCGTTTCCAGGTTGCGTATATAACTCTGCTCAATCCAGATGTCCAATCCACTCCAGACAGGCCTAGAAACTCCTTTACAATGGGCATAAAAGGTAATCCCATCTTTTACTCTGTTAATAGAATCGATAAAATGCACCGACTCTCCAAGTATGCGATTATTTTCTACAATCTCGATTTGGCAGTCGCTTGGTAGGAGCGATTTTAAAGGCTCTAGAAAAGCTTTACCATCTACGGCAACCTTGACTACCTTTTTACCATTAAAGACGCTCCAGTACTTGTTTAATAGGCTTAAATTAAGTCTGTGATAATGCGTTAGCTTTCCGCCGTAGTAAATAAAGTAAATTAGATTTTTTGGAACGTCAACGCCCATAAAGTAGGTGTTTTTGGTTTCTCGATTAGCTTATAGCCAAGCTCTTTAAACATGGCAATCCAATCCTTTTCAGTTTTGATGTTTATATGTCCCCAATCAGCATCAAAAGCCGTTATCTCTGGAGTAGAAGAAAACAGAATAACTCTTGGTTTAACAATCTCCAAAGCTTTCTTAATTTCCTGATTACTCATATGCTCAGCAACCTCAATCCAAAGCATTAGATCCGCTTGTCTCGGCTTCTGGTAAACCTTTAGTAATGGGTAATTTTCTTTGCAGTAATCTCGATGCGCTTTAAATATGTCTTGGCCAATAATATTAAATCCTTCACGCCTTAAAACCTCTGAATAAACTCCAGTTCCACATCCGTAATCCAAAATGCTTTCTGGTTTAAACTTCTTACAATATTCAGCAACCTCTTGAGCAAGTGCTACAAAATCCTCATTAGCAAGAGTTAAATTTAAAGTTTCAATCTCTTTTATTAAAAACTCATTTTCGGTAATATTCATATTTCTCCACAGGTTTTACAATTTCTTTTATAATGCATAGGGCATTGAGTGCCGTCAGGGCTACAAGGCTCCTTTTCAAAGTAAATAGGTAGCCCCCCTGGTTTAGTTAAATACCGCTCGCAACTCATTTTGAGTTTACATCTTTGATTAATTCCTTGACACTCAACTTTGTTAAAACAGTAAAATAAACTTCAATGTTTCAT